GAAATTCTGCGCAAATCCGCTGAATGCTGTGTCAGCATAACCACCTTTAGTAGAAGTTGTTGCCGTAAAAGTTGTAATGTTAGCATCTGTGATTGGTAAACCAAACGAATAATATAAGTTCGTTTTTTCGTCTGTTGTATAATCAGTTCTATTTATTACTGAATAAGTTAAATTGTTACCGCTTATTGTTGTGTAACCAATAGTTTCGTATTCAGATAAAATACTAGTTGATTGAGTACCAACAGCTTTTGTTAGTAACCCACTAGAATTTACAATTATCGGATTTTTAATACCAATGGCTTTTGCCGTACTATTACTGTTGGTGCTATTAACACCTATGTTACCAGAAACGCTAGGAACTTGTCCAGTTAATAAAGGTAAATTTGTGTAATAATTAGCGTCTGAATCACCAAGACTAAAGGTTTTTATTAACCCATTGTTTGTTGAAATCATTCTTTGTCTACCTATTGGTGTTAACCTTGCAGTTAATGTGATTGTCGTTGCTGTGTTGTTATATCCCATTTTTTGATATATTAAAAATCCATACTTAATTCAAGCATTATTTGATTACCCCCAGTTAAAGGGATTGGGTTTGATAATTTACCTATACAAACCAAATTATTACTAGAATCATAAATACCCACTTCTGTAACTTTTATCACTGATGGGTTTGTTGCAGGGTTTGTGCTTCTAGTTGGGTTAGTGGTAGAATTAAATTCACCAGCGTTTACTGAAACATTAAATAATGTTTTATAAATCGTAGCCCCAATATATGTTGTTAAATTACCATAGAAAAATCTTTCATCACCAAATTGTAAATAACTTGGTGTAGTGTTAGCAGCCAAATTTAATGATTGAATAGCGCTGTATGTTGTAGCGTTATTATCTTTTAACTTGTCTAATATAAACCCTGTTATTGTTGGCGTTTGATTTTCCAGTAATTTAGGGTCTATAGTTTTATTTACCACTGAAGTTATCGCAGTAGATGTAAAATCATATTGTTTCCAACTACCTGATGCTGGTCTTGTTGTTGACTCAGCAACAATTTGATATAACAGTTTGAATGTATCACTATAGAAACCGAAACCATTATAGCTAGGGTCTTCTAATTTACGCATGTAAGTTAATAAGTCAGTACCGTTTATTCTAAACGCAACGTCCTTAGGTGATGATGTGTTGTTGGTTATTTTTACATATTTTTGGCACGATAAAGAAGATGTTAAACCACTAACAAAATTATTTTCCAAAGTATATGTTAAATACATAGTTTCGTTGACACCTAAAACACCCGTTGAAGTACCACCTGAAGGTGCTTGTAAAACAGCCGCCAATTCTGGTAACGTCCAATTTCTATTAGACTTATATGACATAGATGTAACAATTTCATCATCTGTAAAGACCACCATTTTTAATTGTGGGAAAACTTTACCTACAATGTTTGATGTCAAACCAGAATTAATCATTGTTGGTTCTTCTATCAAGTTAATATATTGGATATCAGTATTTAATATATTTTGTGTAGCACCAGACCCAACAAACGACATACCCATTGTTGTACCACTACCTGTTGAACCACTAATTCTATGGTACATTAAATCTGGTATTGTAACTTTTAAGTATTTATTAGAATTAACATCAGTATAGAAATACTCACCATAAAGATTTGATATTGTATTGTTGGTAAAGTGGATTATCGATATTGATTTAGAAACATCATCCAAATAACTTAAACCAACACCATCACACGTTGAAGGACCTAAAGTTGGGTCTGATTCACAATCAATATTAAAATATGGTTGTTTTTGACCTAAGAAATTAAACGAACCAAATTTTGTATAGTCTTCATATAAATTTGTTGATGTTAAACCAGTTATACCAGCTATATTTTCACACCAAACATTGTTCATATTCCAAACTGGAACATCTGAACAAGTAATATTATTTGCAGAATCAAAAGACAAAGTACCAGTATCCCAATAAGCTGTTGTGTTACCAGTAGCTATTGTGTTATAAACCTCACCACCTCTGTAAACAATAACTTGACTATTAATTGTTTGTGATGAAAAATTAGGTAAATTTCTATCTAAAGTTACCGAATTTGTACCAAGAGATTGGACCTTGAACCATAGATTAGGTAAAGGTACCGTATTAGCGTTTACTGTAATATTTCCAGCTGTAGTATTAGATACTTTTAAAAGTATTAAATCACCAACGTTAACAGTTGCCCCAGTTAGTTGTAATGTGGTACCACCAGTTAACACTGTATTACTAATAGTAGAAGTAAAAGGTGTGTATGTGTTACCTGTTAGTGTTGTATAAACACCGCTAGAATTAGAGAAAAAACCTCTCTCAATTGCAGCATTGTTAACATCAGCTTTAATCACATTTAAAACACTAGCATCTATTGTACGTAAAGGGTTTGTTGTGTTGCTAGGTTTTATGAAATATTTTAAGTTTGGTTCTCTATCAACGGGTCTCATAACAACACTAGTTGCTGATAATGAAACATCTGTTGGGTTTGCATCAACAGTAGCTTCTCTAACGTAATTTATTTCAGAATCACCTATCGCCCAGTATGAAAAATTTAATTTTCCTTGGGCTAATTGTTCTCTACCTTTTTGTGTCAGTTTTATACTAACAAACGGGCTGGTACTTGGTATAATGTAACTCATAGTTTTGTTTTATGTTTTGTCTTTATTTTAATTATAAATATCCAATTGTAAAGAATATTAATATGAATTTATCGTATTAGTTGCAATTGTTATTGGTATTATTTCACTATACGCATAACTATTGATTATATTACCACAAATTGTTTTGTAGTTTTTATCGTTTTTTACTCTATAGAACACTCTATCACCATAGGTATAACCAGAAACTGGGTAGTCTATACTGTAGAAAGATGCTCCAACATAATAATCAGTTGTTGATGAATAAACAATATTAGCAAAACCAATATCTGTCGCTATTTGAAATGTAAAATATCCGTTAACCTTTGTTGGTGGTGGGGTAATAGACCATGAAGCTGACGGGCTTTGTGTTATTACATCACCAACAACACCGTCAGGAAAATATGATATAGTTATCACATCATTTAATATTAAATCACCATTAAGTATTATTCTTTTAGGGTTTGATGTGGACTGATAAAAATCAATACCGTTGGCTAATACAACACCATTAACCATAACTAAAACTTTACTAAAATCTATTGGTTTGGTTGAAGTGAACAATTCGTATCTGCTAGTTGTTGTGTTGTAATAAACAGAATAACCACCTTGATTGTCCGTAGCACCACTAGGTATAACTGACAACACTTCAAATATATCATTTTGGAGGGTATTTGGTGATGAAGAGGTATATATTATCGTTACTATATCTTCTGGCACTAACGGTGCGTTCATATAAACAATACTACCACCAGAATATGTATAGTCAACATCATTTGCTAAAACCAAACCGTTTAAAGTTAAAATAAAAGGTGTGTCAATGTTTATTGGTATACCTATAATTGTATTGTCTTGTTGACCATAGGTTTCATTGAAGAAATCTTCTTCCGTTTCATCGAATATTAACTGGTCTATATCTGGGTAAATAGTGTAATAATTTATTGGTAAATAACTTTGTTGTAACCCACCGCTAGCGACACTATTACTAGCGTTATAATTAAACTCAGGTGTTGCGGCGCTTCTAACTACTGATAAATAATAATCAAAATTTTTATTATAAATACCATATTCTAACCCACCGATATACCTTGAAGTATCTATAATAATACCTAATTTACCCATGTATTCGGTACAAGCTGAAAACTTAAAAAACCCCTTTATCATGTATTCATTATCCAAAGTTAAACCACTAGAAGGTATTAATTGTGTTGTGGCACTGTTGGTTAATGAAGTGTAGGTTATTGCTTCAGAAACATAAGTCGGGATTGCCGTAAATGTGCTTGTGTTATCTTGATATTGGTATAATTTATAATTAAAAATCGCTGTATTTGCTGTAAACGTATTTGTATTTGCGGTAAATACAAATTTAAGTGGTATATTTTGAGAATCACCTGTAATTATGTGAGAATAACCACTTATAGATGTAGCGCTTAACACACTACAGTCTAAGGTTGTTGCACCACTTACATAATATGATGGAGCATTAAAAATACAAATATCAGAACTTGTATTAAAAATGTTGATATCTTTGTTTCTAAGCGCGCTTACATTTGTCTGTGGGTATATTCTTTCTTGATATCTCATTATTAATAGTTAATCTCTATAGTTTTTTGTGTTACACCTATTGGTGGTTTATAACCAAATAAATTTGGGTTTGTTATATTTCTAGTTATTGGTGTTTTAGAAAAATTTTGTAAAAAAGCAGTTAGACCATATATATTAATATAGTCTTCTCTTTGTACCTCACCTTGTATTGAATGCACATATTTTACATTACCCTTGATTTCGGTTATAAAATTACCTTGTATATTTTTTATTAATTCTACCATATAAATAAATATCGATTAACCATTAAATAAAGTATTATTTTCATTTATTATTTGTACACTACCAATGAATTCTGAACCGTAATTCATTTGAGATATACACAAATAATTATATTTTTTTACATTACCCTTTTTTGACCTAACCAAAGTTGTTACTATTTCCACATTTTCACATTGGCCAGACATACCATTTATTGGACTTGGTATGTTAATATTTTCAAATAAATTATAATCAAATAATGACGTATAACTTTTATACACATATTTTTGTTGGTCAAACATTGTGTTGGTGTAAACCTTAACACTACCCCAAAGAGTTGTTGCTGGAACTACTTGTTCAATTAAATCATCCCAATATGTTTTTATCAACCCAGTAAACTCATCCATTTTTTCATAATCAAACTCATTGCTAGATGGGGAACCGTATTGTGTCGCATTCATATATCTATCATACAAAGCTCTAAGTGTTGGATAACCTGATAATATTTTTCTGTTTTTAGCGTCAGTTAATTCAGAAACTAATATCTGTTCAAATGTTTCTAACGTATTGGCTGTGTTAATATCGGTGGTCGTTAACGCAGATATAATTAAGGTATTATCACCACAGGTCGGTATGCATGGTGTTAGATTTGTTGTACCAGATAATAGATTAGGGTTATCTAATAAATAACACCAAACATCGTTTTCAACAGCTGACGCCATATTCATAGTCAAATCTATTTCTTTTGAGTTTAGAATAAGTCTATCATCATCAACACTATATTCTGTTTGACGTATCTTGTTCACATCATCGTACCTAGCTATATAAAAATCTCTTTCTGTATAACTGTCTGATTGTAACCAAGATTTTTTGTTATCAATCACTCTAGTTAAATTAAAACCTGGTGATTGACTAATAAAAATATTTTCTCTATTCGCATCCTCACAAACTTTAGTCAAACTAATTTGGTCGATTAACAAACAAAAATTATCACATGAACCATCGACTATGATGTTTAATTTAATCTGATTATTTGTAAAACCAGATGTTACATCTATAGTATTTGTGTATGTTAACCAATTTGAATTGAATACATTTGGTGATAACGAATCATTAAATTCTTGCTCTGTTTGTGTACCAGAAGAGTTATAAAGTTCTTGGTATAATATATCTTTAATACCATTACAAATTGACACGTTAAGTTCAGAGGAATCTTCTACTATACCACCAAAAGTAAATTCAGGGTAAACTAACCCTGTACAACCAGATGCCCATGATTCGTTGTTTGTTGGTTCACCACAAACAAAAAAACCACTATTATTTTGATTAGTTGTTAGATGTGAATATAAATTTTGTTGTACCCCAAAAAAAGTTGAAAAAAAGATGTTTGGTGTTGTCACATTATTTTCATCAATCATATCCAAAGTTACCGTAGCACTTAAATTTTCAAATTGACCTAATATTGTTGAACAAGGGTTTACTACCCCACCAATAGCTTTAATGTTAGTGTTTATCGTATCAATTTCATTGATTAAAGTTTTTTGAATTACTATCAATTCTGAAATTTTATTTAACAAAATAGTTTTTTCACCAAAAGGTGTTGTACAATCAAAAATTAGTTTTTCTTTATTATTTATTATAGCATCTTGGTTTAATTTTTCAATTTCTATAACATCTAAACATGTATAACTATCTGGGCCACCATTTATAAACCTAGCATAGTTGTTTTCACTTATAATATTTTGCCAACTAATTAAACCAAAATCTGTTAAACAAAAGTTAACAGATTTTGTTACATAAATTGGTGCTACTTTTGTGTTTGCAACACTTAACTCAGTATTATTAGTTAACGAACCAAATCCAGTGTTTAAAAAAGGTAATTTTTGTGTTTGAGTTATTTCTGTTGTAGGTGAAGAGGTTGAAACTTCTTGATTGGTTGGGAAATCGTTACATACAATCGAATAAGACGTACTAGCGGCTTGCTTAGATAACCCCTCTAATTGAATGTTAACGTCTAATAACTCAGATTCTTTTTTAAAATACTCTTGTCTTAATCCAGTTTCTGGGTTAAGGAGCGCTACTGGGTTAACTTTTATAACGTCTTCTAAAGTTTTACATTTTATTTTAAATAAATAATCAAATTTTATTTCTAATCTACATGTATCATTTTCTGTCAACGTAAAAAAAGCCCCATCATTACCAACTGGGTTTAAAACAATTTTAATTTCTTTGTCAGGTATACCACAAGAATTATTAATTGGTTGTGACCACCTACATTTTTGTTCGTTTAAATCAAAATAAATGTTATTTGGGTCAACGTTTGTAGGGTATTGTGGCGGATTTTGTGCCAATAACCTATCTTTTAATATATTACAACATGTTTGTGTTATATTATAAATTTGACCATTAAAAGCATATATTGTACCATCTGGGGTGAAATTTATAACCCCACTAGTAGTATTAAATATTTCATCCCATATTTTATCACAATTTAATAAAACATTTTGAAACTCATTTGATGTTATTGGCATTTTTTTATTTTATTATAAATATATTTATTTTTATTTATTATTAGTTTTAACAAGGGTCTCCAGGTTCTATGAATGATTTGGTGTCATCGGGGTTATTAGTCTGTGGAGAGCCGTAACAACATGCAGTTATGGAAGCATAATTTCCTAACAAAATAGGTATTTCTCCAAAGGAGCCACATGGGGTATACGTAAAAGCTATCTCATCCACACCTTTTGCACCAAATGTGAAAAAAAGACATGAGGTTGGTTCAGAAACTGGTGTGAAATCAACATTTAATATGTTAGAAACCACATCACACTCTATTAAAGGTGAGTTACAATCATTACTTAAACTATACACTAATTTAATTCTAAAGAAAACAGTAGAATCAAAAGGTAAACCACCTGTTGAAGTCGCAGTTAGAGTAGAAACGGAAACAGATGGGTTAGTTAATGTTAAATTATCCCATGTTGTACCATCTAAAGAGAATTGTACAACAACTATACCACTACTACATGGAACGTTACCCAAAGTCCAATTAAATATTACGCTATTAAACATAGTGTCTATAACTGCTGATACCAATACTGGAGGAATACATGTTGGTGATATTGGGTCAATTGGGTCAATTGGGTCAATTGGGTCGGTAGGTATAGTTGGGAAAACAAAATTACAACCAGAATTTTCTTCAACTCTTGTTATAAAAGCGTTATACAAAATACCAATATTTGTTAAACCATATTGTGTTAACTTACAACCAACCCCAACTAAACCTGTATTTGGGTCTATTATATCGTTAACAGGTGTAGACCATAATGATGGTGGGCATAAACTAGCATCAGCACCAACAACAACTTCGTGACCAGCTAATGAACCCCCAAAAATCAAACCATTTAAAGTAACAAAAGTAATAAACGGTAAATCGCTTATAATTGTTGGGTTTTGAGTTATCACCCAATCAGATGAAACATTACACGCGCAATTTGTTTGTCTTTTACAACAAACAAAACCTGAATTGATAGTATCTGGAGTGAAAACATCGTTATACATTGGTAGACCTTCGACTAATCTATCACAACATTCTATATCAACAAAATTAGTAGCATATGTCGATGAAGTTGGGTTACCATTTTCACCATCATAAAATTGTTCAAAAATATATAAATTAGTTAAACCATTTAACCCTTTTATGTTTACATCCTTACACTCATCTACTATAATCTCTGGTTTTTTTTCAAAACAAACACTCAAAGATTCATCATTTTGACCAAAAACACAACCACAGTCAGTTGTCATAGGTTTTGGTTTTGGGTCTGTAATTATTTCAGTTGTTGTTACAATACAATTGGGTAATTGTGTTCCATCTGAATACATCAAATCAACATATGTTTCCCCATCATAATCTGTAATTTCCCCAGTATTATAATTAGTGAACAAATCTTGTGACGTTGAATTCACTGTTTCTGAGCTAATAGTAACTGCCGAAAAATTTGGTATAAGAGAACTTAATTGATTAAAGTATTTGAAACCTCTATCATATGGTCCAACATGTGGGTTATTACCAGCAGTTATATCTAATAGTGAATTTGGTCCACTAGTTTCTCTATACCACAAACCATTTCCTTGAAAATACATATCATCAGTATCTTCAAGAAATCTAGGGTACCCATCATTATCAATTGGGTAAACAGATAAATCTGTATCCAATCCATTTAATTCTAATAAAGTAATGAATAGTTCAACATCTATTGGTTTATCAACTTTGTATACGTATTCATTAAAAGTTATTAAACCAGTTGGTGTACCTATAAACCTAAGTAAAAATTCTATACTTTTTCTAGTACCTTTAGATTTCCAGAGCCATGGGGTATTTAGTATTATTCGTCTCCAAAGTTCAGTATCAGCTTCAACTGGTGTTAAACCAACTGATTGACCGCTATATGATGATTGGCTAGATTGGACATAATCGGTTAATAAATCGTTACTTATAACAGAATCTATTAAATCCCAACCCATAATTCTAGCTATATTTTTTAAGAAAACATCTGGTGTGTTATCTAATTTATTATAACTAACAGTATTGGCAAAAGCTAACCCTTCTATATATCTGTTTAAATCATCGTAAGCAACACCATAAATGTTTAATAGTTTGTTAACCTTTCCACCAGAAGTATCTTGGTCTTCATCCGATAAATAATATGGTAACGTATCAAAACCTGTAATCGATTCACTAACTAAAAATCTAGTCATGATGTTACTATTTATCAAATCACTATCGTTGGCTAAGTTGAATAAATTGGTAGCATATTCATCATAAGCTGATGTATTGTAATCTAAATTATAACCATCACTAGTTGGCCAAGTAACTATTGTTTCGGTGTAAAGTAAAACACCAAAATCAGTTCTAAGTGGGTAAGTAAAGGTTGATGTAAATATTGGAAATGATTGTCTATTTAATAAATAATATTCAAATTCATCTAAAGTGTTAAAAAAATTATCGCATACAATAGACTTAGGTTTTATATGATAAGATATTGCGCTGCTATTTCCAGTAAACGGATTATTTTTCACCTCAAAATAAACATAATCATTGGTTGCGCTACTTGAACCAGTAAAACTAACAACGTCATATTCAACTGAACCAATTAATAAAGCGTAAGAATTATAATCAGTTAAGATATTACGCAATGTATTTGATTCGTTAAAGGTCCCACCTATATCACCGTTAGTCAAAAAATTGACATTATATGGGTTGTTTATAAAATTTGTTGGGATTCTAAATGAGGCTGTGTTTGTTAATTCATCGTAAATATAATTTTCATAAGTATTACCAATTAATTGTTCACCATTAGACATGTTTTTAATTGGTCGCATGTATATTGATGCTGGCCAATTTATTATTATGTTTTCTAAACCGACACGCATGAATTCAGTTAATGAACCGAATTTAGCATAGTAAGATAATTTAGATTTATCAATATTTAAAAATACTGTAGCGTTATCATTTAATAATGTTTCAGTTTGGCTTACTGTTAAGTTTAAACCTTCAAGAGTAACAAAATCAGAAAATTGTTTTGTAACAAAAAATTTATCTGATTTTGGGTCTAAATTTGTTGTAATATTGAAATTCCCCATTGTAAATAATGGGGTACCTCCAGCGCTAGTTAATTGTAAACCAACTAAGTCTGGGCTATAATTCCTATATTCTATATTTCCGTTGTATACGGTTTTTTTTGCATATCCTGCAATTTTTGTAGCCCCAGTTAAACTTATATCAGCCATTTCTTATATTACGCTTGTCTTATATTATTAAAATTCTTAGAAAAATCAATATTGTTTCTTTGTTCCCTTACTTCAAATAATGGTTTTCCAGAAAATTGGTCTTTAACTTCATACAAATTGTATTGTTTGTAAATTTGATTTGTAAAATTGTATATTGTGTAAATACCATCCTCAAGAGATTTAGATTGATTTCCGAACAACGCAAACGCTAATGTTTCAATATCGTGTTCAACCATTTCAACTTCAATCATAACTGGGTTAAAGAAAGTATTTGTAATAATAACATTTTGATTTGGTTGACCAATAAACGGTAAAACGTTAGGTTTTACGTTTGATGCAGAAGCTGGTGACACAGTACAGAACGTTAATGTTGAATTATCGTTAAATCTATATCTTATCGCTTTTTGGTTTGTATCTGATAAATTTTGGTTAACTGGTTCGGTTCTATTGTTAGATGTAATAACCCTAAAAAAATTATTAAATTTTAAATTATCACCTATCGGAGTTGGGTTTAAATACTCAATTCTATAACCTACTAAACCATCATTCTCAAATTTAGGTAAAAATTTAGCATCTATTGTCGATAAATCAAACACCAAACCTTTTATGTCTGGATATGCTGATAATACACCAACATCAACAATAGTAGTTCTAATTTCAATAGGTTTAATCATAATTGTATAATACCCTTTAATACCAAAAGTTGTTACTGGTAATTTAAGTGTATATAAACCACCAAATATCTCAAAACCAGTTCCAGTATTGTTTGGGTTACTTGTTGGTATTAAAACATCAGTTGCTGGTAATTCTTGTAATGTTGTGCCTTGCACATCTCTAGTTGGAGAATAAGTGTAAAAAATTTGCACATCTTCTGGTAAAATATCTGCTGGTCTTACAATTCCGTATGTTCCACTTGCCATATTATTTTTTTATTTTTTCTTTTAATTTGTTATACGTGTAATCCATTTCATATTCTGACATTTCATTTAAATCTTCAATTGATAAGTTGAGATATTTTATTAAAGCGTAATATTTGTTAAGTTTTTCCATCATATTCTATCTATTCTATAATAGCCATTACCATATTGTTGTAATTGACCTAAATTCTTAATTTCAGACAATCTTAAATGATAGTCTAACACTGATACTACACCTCTATCAATAAATACATCGTTTTCAACTTCTGGACGAGAAATTATACCAAATAAAAATTCTTCTTTAACCAAAGCCGATAATGAGGTATTTGTTTGGTTCCACCCTTCAGATATAAATCTAAAGGTTGTTGGTGGTAAGTCAATACCTGCTGGTAATAAATCACCATTTATTGTTGATGCTGAAAAATCTTTGTATTGTATACCAGTAGTTTGATTCGGCATACCAATAGTTAAATCGTCAATAGCATCAAAAACATAAACCTTAGGTTCCCCAATATTTGTTACCCTATTAACACCGTCTATTGTGTTATTACCTTGATAATTTAAATACGATTCTTCATTTATGTTAAATCCAGCAATATAAGGTACATTTCGTTTATATGAACGCACATCATCAATTTTAGAGTCAGTAGAACCAGTTAAAGGGTTATTACCATAATAATAATATTGTGTTAATGTTTTATTTGGTAAACGTAACACAAGTTTATCAGTCGGTGTAAGATAATTGTCAAAATTTATTGGTGTTATCCCATTCATAAACGGAAAAGAAAAACCTTCTTCTTCCAATTTATTTGTTAATATAGTGTAATCAACTGGCACTTCGCTTGGTTTTAATATATAATCTATATCAGTAAATAAACCCATATCGTCTATGGTTTGATTTAACTGAATATTTAAATAAAACGTTGTAGCGGTAACAACACCCCATTTTTCACTACCATAGTTTCTATCCGTAGCTTCTTCTAATAATATTTTTCTTTTTATTACCTCCATTATAATGCCGCTACTTGATATAGTTTAACGTTTACGTTTGTACCAATAAATGTTATGTTATTAGGTGTGTTGGGTGGAAAACCTTGATTTCCTTGATATGTTTCATCAAATTTATAATAATACCCAGTTAGTGTTCTACTTATAATTATCTTAACATACAATTCGTTTATTAATTTATCAACAAATTGTGGTGTGTTTTTTACCATTAAGTTATCAGACTTACCAGTTTTAGCGTTATTAAAACTAGCTTTCATATATAAACTCTTTGATTCTCCAATTCTTAGAGCATCTTTGTAATAATAAATATGAAAACCTTCAGCAAACCCTCGCCTGTTGATAATTGGGTTTTCCAAGGTGAAATTAATAGGTATATCATTAATTGGTTTTGGTAAACCAACTACAGTACCAAATGCTCCGCTAATTAAATCAATCGTTCTTAGGCGACTATATAGTGTTGCAAAACCAACTAAGTTTTGAACCATTGGGTCGTTACTATCATAAAATGATAACCTTAGAAAACTATTTGTGAATGAATTTTTTCTAAATTTAACATCATCATATTGAAAACCAATACCACCGTAGTTCGTTGTATATTGATTGTTAACGTCTAATAGACTTAAATCGTATGTTATTGAAGACACTAAATCATTACTAGGTAGCAATGGCATATATCTTACTCTATCATAATCTAATATTTCATTTATAGCGTTTTCAACTTCAGTATCCACAAAAACTCTTTTTATCAATTCGTCGTTATCAACTATTTGAAATTGAGTACTCAAAGATACACCACTAATATACTGTTCTGTTGTACCAGTATTAAAATTATTTATATTTAATGTGTATTTGTTAGCAAACATCGTCGGAACTTTTTACTGTAAATCTATCTGTTATTCTATCACCAGTTGCATCTGATGGGAAATTAGTGTATAATAAACCCCATTGTGCATATGGGTCTTGTCTTTTTAAAATAAAACAATAATTCTGGTAACTATAATGTGAACCATTTAAAAATGGATAATCCAACGTTCTTATATCACCATCATTAAACCCTATTGAAAGTAAATCACGCCATGCATATGTACCGTCCTCTTTAAGTGTCGCATATGAAGGTACTTCATCAATAAGGTTATTAGCTGTTTCAATGTAATTTGAAAAATCTCTAATTTTTATTATATGATGTGCTTTATAATAATAACCTTCTTGTCTTGGCCCTAAACTTAGTGTTCTTTGTTGCGCTATTTCACCTGTGTCTGTTGTTGTTGAAATATATTCTTGTATTGTATTAACTTGTTGTCTGTTAAAAGTATTAAATCTATGTTGAATATCTGCTAATACTGTTTCTAACAACGTTGTGTTATTATATTCGACAATGTCACCATAAAACGTATTTGGAAGACCTGAGGATTGAAAAGTTTCTAATGGAAGATGAGAAGTATACGGTAAATTACCCCCATTGTGAATTTTTTGGATTACAGGAATTTGTAATAAATGAGGTATAACATCGCTATTGTTCAAATTTGCAATATAAGGTGTTTCAATACCAGATTTAACCTCGGTAAAAAGCTTTTTACTATCAGTTTTTAATATGGTTAAATAAATTTCAGACAAAGGTCTGCCTAAATTGTCTTTTAAATTTAACACGTCAATTTCTTCATTGAAAACGAATTGAATTATTGGGTCATTAAAAAAGTTTTCACTAAACCCAGCTTGGTATGTTTCATAATCATCGGTTTCAATCACAGGTGTTGATTTCGTTTTTATCTTTGAAAATATTCTGAAATAATAATTAACACTTTTCCCATCAACAATTTTACTCATTCTACTGTTTGCAGTTATAGATGTATTATTTGGTGAATCGATAACAAAATAATAATCTTTTAAATCACCATTTTCTAAACCTACACTATAAACAGTATACTCCCCATTTGCTAAACCAGTTATATTATTTAAACTAACAATATCACCTGAAGATAAATTGTGTTTACAAGCCACACCAAAAACTATCATTTCTCTAGTTGATAACGTTATGTTCTTAACATCGATAATTAATAAACCATTTTGAACCATTGTATGACCAGTAACTGAAGATGATGGGTATGTGATTGTTAACTCCCAATTTTTAACACTATCTAAATTATTTGTACTTTTGTATGGGTTATAATCTAACAAAAAAGAAAATCTTTCTCTTTTTGGTTCCATATCAAAAAAATTACATAATGATTGCCCAGCTATAATTGGGTCATAATAACCAAACCAACCATCTTTTTCTTTTAAATAATAATCTATAGATTTAGCATAAGTTAAATCTTCATCATCATTTAAATCAAAATCTTGTGGGTATGACCTACTTAAAAAAGTTAATGTGTTAAACACAGCATACGTGAAAGCATCTTGGTTAGACGAATCACTTAAGTTAAATAAGCAATTACTAATCGTAGGGTTTATAGTACCCAAAATTTTATAAAACGAACATGCTTGTCTTTCTTTGTTGAATTGTTCTGCAACGTCTATTATATGGTTTATTTCATTGTTGGGTAACAACCTTTCTTTACCTTCAAGGTTTATATTGAGGTATGTGTTTGTATTTACCGATTCTTTAGAAGTTTGACTTCCTAATCTTTGTTTAGTTCTTTCTGTGCTCATGTTTTAATATTAACCTGAATTTTTTGTGATTAAACAACCAACACTGTCTTGAACTGTTATAGTTAAACCGTTATTAAGTGCAACGTTGGCACTAGCTGACGTTGAAGTTGGTGTTGATAATAATGGTTGACCAGCTGGTGTTGTGTATGATGGAATACCACCCACAATTTGATATGATTTGGTATATATTGCATTTGGTGCCCCTACAGTACCACTAACAAATTGGCTACTCCAATTGACATTTAACACTTGTGTTGGTATCGCTATTGGACCTATTGTTAACCAAGGAGATATACACCCTACGTTATCAGTTACCCTTACTTTTACCTTAGCTATTGTTGATGCGTTACCAAAAAATAGAGGTACATTTAATGTAACCAACTGTTGGTTTTCAGTAATTAATATTGGTGGGTTTGGGTTAATTGTGTTGCCATACACACCACTATTGTTAGCTATTTGATACTCCAAACGATATGGTGACCTGTAAGTCGCTAATAAATTTAAATGACTTACATTAAATTTAAAGGAAACTTTATTTGGTAAACATTGTTTTCCATTATTGATATTATCCACATCAATTAATAATTCGTTTGGTGGTAATCTTATTTCTGTTACACTAAATTCTGTATCATCTTCGTTATCATCGCTTCCACACGTACCTTGTGAATTAGATAATCTAACAATAACAGATGTAAATGATTGAGTGCTAGGAATTGTAACATCAAACTCTTTATTAGAATCATACACCGCTTGTTGTGGCAAACCCCAAATAAGTTCATCATTTGCGTCAACTGTTTCATTAAAATTAAGTTGATACCAACCCCCGTTTGGGAGTGGGTATCTTCCAGTATAATTCAAACCGTTAATATCAGCACCACCATTTTCAATTTTAAGTTTTATTTTATATTGAGTTGGGTCACATTGATTCGCCAAAACCTCTTGAGATGGTCTGATTAATTTCATTTGTGGAAATTCTGACTTTAATTCTACTGGTATTGGTGGTGTTGTCTGTGGTGGTGAACTATTATCTGTAACAGTAATAGTATATTGACCAATAGGTGCTGTTATTATGTTTGGACTAGAAAAACTTTGAGCTGGTTCTAACAGCGTTGTTTCAAATTCATATGGTTCAACACCACCACTTGGTGTGATTGTTATTTTACCGTTTTTTGAATCATAACACACTGGTGGTAATGTTGTGACAATCGCACTAAGACCAGTGACACCGTCAACACTTAAATTATAAATAGGAAATGTTTGAGGTGGTGAGCTTGTATCTGTAACCACAATGTAATACCCAGTAAAACCAGATAATTGTGGGTTAGTATTTGGTGCATTGTCTGGTAGTAATCCACAGAAAGTGACTGGTACTTGCGTTATTTGTGTTGGGTTTCCGTTAGCACTATTCGCATTACCATTACAAGTCACGTTAGTTACTATAACACCACTAGAATTATAAAGAGTTGCATTATAAGTACCATTACCACCACCAACACTAAACAAAGTTATTTCACCATTATAAGGTGGTGCTAATGCTGAATTAGAACCTGTAACTGAAGCTGAAGCGTATAAAGCTATTTGAGGTGGAATTTCAAATGTTTGAGATATTATAACACCAGAAGAATCTGTTACGTTTATAGTGTAAGTTCCTTCTCCTAAACCATCCAACGTTATTGGTGTGTTTGATTCTTCTACAGTAGCAGACGTATTGTAACCATTTGGACCGCTAACTACGTAGCTAAAAGGCCCAACACCTGATATAATCGTAAAGGTTACTATTCCATCTAGAACCCCATCTTCACTAATAGCTGTTGTATCATCTATACGTATAAAAAATTCAACAGTTAATTTTTGGGAACACTTTGTAAAAAATTTACTATTCATTTTTTCTAAACCACTTGCACCAGGAATTGTACCAAAATAAAAATAAAAAGAATGTTTAGGTTGTGAAAATGAACTATTATTTAAGTAACCTCTAAAGTTAACATAATCAGTACCATTTTGCCCTAACGTACAGACAGATGAATTTAAAATTGAGTCGCTAGCAAAGTTATAATCGCCAATATTACATAGATTAAAATCAGTTGTGTATGGCAATGATATATTTACATTATTTATTACGTTATTTAAACCAAAAAACACATCTCTAGCGTATTTACCATATTGTGAATTTATTTCTTGAACACCAATAATATGATTCGCACTTATTTCAGTACCATCGTCTTCAAAATCTATCTCGTCTAAATCAACACCAAATTCACATGCGTGTCTAATATTTAAAGTTTGTTTTTTAGTTGATTTTATACCTATACAATCGATTTTGAAAAACAAACCCTTTGACACACTACCTATTTCTACTTGGCCACTGGTATCTACAGTTGTTGAGTTATCTAATAAAATATCCGTTGTTGGTGGTATTATATAAGTTGTTGGTACCAAAAATTCTTGTATTTTTGGTACTCCTTGCCAATCACATTTGAAGACTGAACCTAGGTTAATAAGTTCAGTCGCATATAATTTAGAAAGACCATTTTTTTTGATAGGTGCGTAATATAATTCATTATTATATTTTTTAATTAAACCCTCATTAATACCTATCGATTCGCTATCCTTTTCATCAGAATAACACGTATCAATTAATATTGAAGATTTGCAATTACCACCTGAACAATCATAATTACAGTATTTTTCTCTACGTCTTCTTTTTTTGTATTTTACTAAATAGTAATATAAAGAACCATTTAACCAATCATTATAAAAATCAAATTGGAATAAATTTAACAACTTAGCCATTTGAAATGCGACACAATCTGATAACGCACCTAATTTAGTTGTAAATATTGGTCTACCTGAATTTGATACTAATTCTTCCCTACCTCTTACGTTTAACTTACCACTACATCCTGGTGCATATAGTTTTGAATCTTCATCACTTTTTTCTGGACAAAACGAACCGACACAAGGAATCCAATAATTTGGGTCCTTACAAAAAGGAAATTTAGGTACAGCTCTACCTAAACCTATTTTTCCAAGTATTCGTCTAAGTTTTCTTAATATACCACAAATAGTTCTTTTTACAGCATTTACCAATGCCATAATAATATTTAATATAGGAACCACTATTGTATTGATAATCCATATTAAAAATTCAATTATTTTCATTATTAAACAAATTATAGTAAATAATGGATTAAAAACTGTGTTAACCCTATTAAAAGGTGCTGGTGTTTTACCACCAACACAATCATCAACATCTTTTAACCCAACAAAATTCCTATTGTTAACTGGCTTAGAAAATGTTGATGTGCTACTTTGGTACCTTGAAATAAAATTAGAGACTGAATATATTTTATTCCAATATAAATCTCTAAAACTAACATCTTTTTTTGTTAACTCACCAAATTCATAGTCAATTTCATCTACGTTATTTGGATTGTGTGGTACTAAATAATTTGCTCTTGTTCTTAACCTACCTTCACCACCAGTACTATCCATGGATATTTTAAATCTAACATTAGCCCTAGTTGGTATCCCTTTGTTTGGGTCTTCAGATAAAACTAATTCACCAAATTCGTTGGTATAATAATAATCTAAATTCATAGGTATTTGGTAGGCCCACGCACCATTATCATCTATCAATCTACCACCTTCTATATCTAATTTTTCAATATCACCATTTAAGGTTTTTCTAATCATTTCAATGGTACCTTCACCCGTGTTTTGTTCACAAATTTTACCCATTTTACGTCTAGGTCTACAATTTTTGTTAACACTGTTATTATCAGTATCACCAAAAAGACCACCCGTAAAAATAGCTGAAGGTTTTATTTCATAATTTAAATCTAAATCAATTCTACTAACACCTATTTCACAGTTTTCAACAGAACCCCAAAATGGTTGTACGTTTACACCAGCGTTGATTGTTTTAACTTGAGCTAATCTATCTAAATTTGTATTGTCTTTAAATTTTGTTGGGCTATCGAACATTTGCAACGGAGCACCTTGACTTATACTGTCATATGGTCTTTGTGATGCTATCCCTATATCTGAAATATCAACATCAACGTGTACTGTATAATTACCAATAGGTACGCCAAATATCATGTAATCACCAGCATAATTTGTTGATGTGGTAAATTTGTAATACTTACAATAAACATGACCCATTTCTGGGTCATCTAAAACTTCTCGTTTATTTGGAAATGTACCAACTGGTGTATAACATTCATTGTCGGTTTCGCTACTTTTTGGTAGTAGATTATATCTTTTACCGTCTATGTCTTTGTCGGTAACAACTTCATAAGGGTATAAACCATTTATAATTGGGTCACCTTTATCTACGTCGTCTATAGGTATAAAAATACTAACTCTGGCATTTGGTATACCAAAACCATTGTTTATGAAAACTCTACCAACAACAACACCATAATCAGCACAAAAGTTTCTATAGGTTTCTGCTTGAGTTATTTTTAAAGATAAAATTTCAATAAAATCAAATTCTTGGTCTAATTTTATTTTAACATATTTATCTTTACCATCTGGTGTTGTTCTTATTCTTATACTGTTGTTCGACATTTTTATTTGCTTGCTATTGGTGTTATGTCTTCAACATCTACCATTTCATAATTTTCCTCTGTAAATTCATCATCTTCATCATCTTCATCATCTTCATCATAATCTTCACTTACATAATCTTCGTTAAATGATTTTATTTTTGATGAAAGTACTGTTACAATTTTTTTCATGTCAATTTCTTTATTTAAAATAAATAATTCAAACATAAACCAAATAACAGCTATCATAATTATAGGTAATAAAAAAAGAGATAATGAAAAAGCTAATACTCTAATAAGAAAAATAGAATATCCGCTTTTTGTATTACTTAATGATTTATTGTTATCTGAACCTTCTGTATTTGGTTCGTAATTGTTTCCTGTTTTGCATCCACAACCCATATTTTTATTTTTTTATAACTTGTTATCTCCAAATATAATTAAAAAAATTATATAAGGAAACCATTATTTTACCCTAATTAATATATCTTGTGTTGGGTATTTGACTTCAAACATAGATGTTGGTTCTCCAAATAAAGTATAATCTTCACTAACATCTATTTGTCTAGTGTCAGTATCTAAATAAGGTTGTGATATTTCATTAAGACTATATTTTCCTTCACCAACTTTATTATACACTCTAACATCAATAACGTTTAGTACACCACCAACATTGTTAATTGTTTCAATAAGCGGTGATAAATAAATGTTATCACCCATATCATATTTATTTATATCCATATATGTTTTGACATTATTGATAACCTCAGCAATTATTTGAGCTTGTGGTTGTTTTTTATCAATATATAAATCAACCTCAAAACTTAAATTAATAACTTTTCCATTCGTAACTTGAACGTAATCATTAATCATCCTATAATCAGATAAATAAGCCGATATATTTTCTCTTAAAGCACTAGTTGAGTTGTTGCTAAGTTTACTATTTTGGTCTAAACCGATAACATAAATTTTTATTTTATTCTGTTCTTCCATAATACCCATTCTAAATGGGGTACCAAATTGACCTGACATTTTTGAAATAACAGCTTGGTAATCTTTTATAGTAACCGCTCTATTTTGTGATGCAAAATTATATTTAACCATGTATCTAATTTCATCCACTGAAGGGGTATTTCTACCACCAAGAGCTGGAAATGAGTTATTTACTGTAAGTGAGTTTTTAACAGCATTATTTATGTTTTGGTTAATGCCGTTAATACTAAAGTTTAACAATCCAACATTTTTTAATACATTAGGACCGACATTTGTGTCACCACCACCACCAACTCTGTATTTTATAAACATTGTTGTATTGGCTGTCGGTGTTTGACCTAGGGAGTTATTGTTAATGAAATCACCTATTTGATTAACCAATGGTATGTTTGAATCGAAATCACATAAACTACTAGTGTCTTTAGTTCCAGAACCGAAGATTATTTTTAAAAAACCTAAGTCTGTGTATTCCGTAATAAATTTTTTATCTACTGTTATCCATTTACCAGGTTTTACACTAGCATCATCCGTTATTCTATTTAAATCTTCAACAAATACTTTATTTTCAGCCAAAGCATCAACTTCATACCATTTAAGACCTTGATTTGAAAATTGGTTAAGTGTAGGTACCGAATTAAAATTAGTTCCTTCTAGTGTTATAATAGAATCAATAGATAAAACGTTATCTTCTGGTAATATTACTTCTAAAAAAGGTCTAACATCTGAAATGTTTATAACTCTTTTAAATATTCTGGTAAAACCATTTGTAACTATTTCTCTTTTTGTTAAAGTATAATTAGTTAGTGTACCGTTTGAATTAAAGTTTGGTATAACTAATCTATTTGGGATACCGTTGGAATTAAAAGGGTTTGAAAAATCTATATCATATAAATTCTCAAAAATTTTACCAGCACCAGTTACTTGAGAACCTGCTTGTATTATAGGGCAATATGAAATATCAAAAGTATCACCAATAACTGGTACTGTAACACTAAAATCAACTATTGTAACTGATGGTCTATTTCCTGGTATTTTTAAACCAAAAGTTCTAGCCATCGATAAAACTGATTTAGTTTGTTGTGCATAATCAATTTGAGTTTCTTGGAACATTCTATCGGTGTTAAAGGATAACATATCCCCAACAGCAGCGTTTAATTCCAATAACATCATACCTACAGAAGCATCGTTAAAATCGTTAAAAATATCTGGATAGTATTGTCTGGACATATCTACTAACGCAGCTCTTATATCGGCAAAATTCCTGTAACCGTAATTTATTCCTTGGTTGGCCATTTTATAAATTTATTTGTATTAAATCAGACACTTCAAATATATCGTCTGTTATTGTGTAATCTATTGTAAGTAAAACAGCGTATTCGTTTAATGGTGAGGGTTCAACCGCTAAATCATTTAATCTTACTTGTGGTAAGTAAATGTTAACCGCGTTATCAATTTCATTTCTAATATCAGAAAATGTCAATTCATCGTATGGTTCGTAGATATATTCTAGTAATCTAGTTCCAAACTCTGGGTTATAAAGTCTTTGACCTTTTCTAGTTAACAATAAATGTAACAAATCTGCCTTTATAGCTTTGTTGTCAGTTTCTGTCAAATCTAAGAAAAAACCCTTGGGACTATCTTTGAAGGGATAATTTATATTAATGTATACTTTGTTAGCCATAAATCTCTTTTATTTCATAAATATTATAGTATTTAGTTTTTATAAGTAAATATATGAAATAAAAAAAGGAGCCATTAAGCCCCTTTTTTTATTTGTTTATTTTTAATTATGTTGAACAACCGAAACATTCAAATTGACTGTCAGTTGGTTTTTCATTATGTTTTTGTTTTGTCATATCAATTGCCAAGTGTTTAGCTTTCATGTCTACTGGTTGACTTCTTAAATAGTATTGTCCAGTTTTAAGACCTAATTTCCAACCCAACATATGTGATGTTGTTAATTTACCAACAGTTGGTGTTTGAAAAAATATATTGAGACTTTGTGATTGGTCAATAAATGGACCTCTCTCTGCTGACATTTCAATAAGTGATTTTTGTGAAATCTCCCAAACTGTTTTGTAAACGTCTTTTAGTTCTTGACTAATAACTGGAATATTTTGAACACTACCCTCATTTTTTATCAACTCTTGTAAAATTTCTCTATTCCATAAACCTTCAGATTCTAAATCTCTAACCAAATGTTTATTCACCATTGCAAATTCACCACCAGTTACTCTACGAACATATAAATTAGATGTGAATGGTTCAAAAGCTTCGTTTGAACCTATTACACGAGCAGAACTTGCTGTTGGTGGACATGTTGTTACTAGAGAATTTCTAACACCATATTTTTTGATGTCTTTACGTAATTGTTTCCAATCATACATTCCAGACAAATCCTCTTCTTTGATACCCCACATTTGCCATTGGAAAATCCCTTGTGAAATTGGTGAACCCTCATAACCATCATAAGTCAGTCCAGATTCTTTTGCTAAATCACAAGATTGTTTCAACGCATTGAAATAAATTGTTTCAAAAATATTTTTGTTAAGTTTTTTAGCTTCTTCTGAAACGAATGGTAATTTTAACATCGCGTAAACATCAGCCAACCCTTGAATACCTATACCTAGAGCTCTTTGTTCTAAACCACCTTTTCTTCCTTCTGGTGTTGAGTATTCATTTACTTCAATAGCTATGTTCAACGATTTTGTTACTGAACGTGCAACACGACCTAATTCTTCATAGTCATAACCACCTACAATTGTGTTTGTAACAAATTTTTGCACTGGAATACTTGTTAGAGTACAAATCGCCGTTGTTTTGGCATCAGTTATTTGAAATATTTCGGCACACAAATTACTTGAGTGAATAACACCCATATTTTTTTGGTTTGACTTATTGTTTGCATGGTCTTTAAAACACATGTAAGGCATACCTGTTTCAATTTGTGATTCAATAACTTTTAACCATAAGTCATGTGCTTTTATTTTGGTACCTAAATTCATCTCTACGGCCTTATTATACTCTTCTTCGAACTCAGTACCATAAATTTCATAAAAAGGCTTTAAACCAGCTTCTTTTATGTCGTGAGGGCAAAATAAATACCAATCACCATTTGTTTCAACAGCTTTCATAAAATTATCAGAAATCCAAAGAGCTGAAAATAAATCACGTGCTCTAAGTGTTTCATCACCCGTTTTCTTTCTAATATCCAAAACATCAAATATGTCTTTGTGCCATGGTTCGATATATACGGCACAAGAACCAGGTCTTTTACCTCTTTGATTCCAAAACCTTAGAGTTTCATTTACAACTTTAAGATATTTTAAAATACCACCAGCTTTTCCATTAGAATTTCCGACATTGCTTTCTCTAGAACGAATATTTGAGATGGCTAAACCTATACCTTCCGCTTTCGAAGAAGATATTGCAATCCTGCCTAAGATATCCAATAACCCATCAGTTGAATCATCTGGAACAATAGATAAATTACAAGAAGCTATTTGTCCAATATTAGTACCAATATTCATTTTTATTGGTGTTGCTGGACTTTCTCTTTGAAAACTTAAATCGTTGTATTTCTCGATAAAATCTTCTGGTGTGTTTGTTACCATTAGAGCAACTCTAATATACATTTGTTGTGGTCTTTCAACGATTGTACCGTCTTTTAATTTTAAAAGATAAATATCTTTCAAAGAACTCCACCCAAAATAATCAAAATGAAAATCTCTTTTATAGTCGATATAGGACTCAATCATTTCAATGTTTTCTTTTACTCTATTATAGTAAAAATCATTTAATAACCCAGCGTTATATAATTTTTTAGTCGCTTTCATAAAAGAATCTTCCGTTTCTTTATGAAGTTTTGTTATAGCGATGTTGGCCGCTAATTTTGAATAATCTGGATGATTCATAGCTAATGATTCAGCAACTACTGATATTAAATCATCCAATTCGTTTGTGGTCATGTCATCAGCAATCCCTTGGGTTACTTTGATAAACACTTCATCTGCGTTAACTTTAAAACCCTCAGATTGTTTCTTAATTCTCATTAAAATTTTATTGGGGTTGAAATCAATTTTACTACCGTTTCTTTTTATTACCTGCATTTTATTTATTTATTAAATTTCTTCATCAAATGATATCGGACCACTTAAGTCAGCCGATTTATATTCTGTTGAGCGACCCTCAAAAAAGTTTTGTTTTGTTTTCAAAGCAATTTGGTTCATGAATTCAAAAGGATTTTTTGAATTAAATTCTTTCTCACAACCCATTTGACTTAGCAAACCGTCAACAACAAATTCTAAATATTGTTTCATCAATTCAGCATTCATACCAATAAGTGACACAGGTAAAGATTCAGTAATAAATTCTTTCTCTATTTCCAAAGCAGATAAAAAGATTTCTCTTATTCTATCCTCACTTGGTTTATTAACAATATGGTTGTTTAACAAATGAATAGCGAAATCAGCATGCATAGCTTCATCTCTAGAGATAAAAACATTAGAATCACAAAGACCAGGCATAAGACCTCTAGATTTAAGGTAAAAAATACTACAAAATGACCCAGAAAAGAAAATACCCTCAACAGCAACAAATGCTATGAGTCTATCAACAAAAGAATCAGATTCAATCCAATTCAAAGCCCATTCTGCTTTCTTTTTAACTGGCGGCATGTATTCGATAGCGTTAAAACATTCTTGTCTTTCTTTCGTATCTTTAATATACGTATCAATAAGTAGAGAATACATTTGACTATGAATATTCTCCATCATTATTTGAAAACCGTAAAAGAATTTGGCTTCAGTGTATTGTACTTCATTTAGAAAGTTAATAGCTAAGTTTTCATTTACTATACCATCTGAAGCTGCGAAAAACGCTAAGATATTTGTTATGAAATATCTTTCATTATCTGTTAATTTAGTTTCCCAGTGGGCAATGTCTTTTGATAAATCAATTTCTTCTACTGTCCACATAGCCGCTTTCTGGTTCAAATAATGCTCCCAAAGGTCTTGGTGTTCTATTGGAAATAAAACAAATCTATTTGGATTGTTAATTAATATCGGTTCGTTCATTTTTTTATTTATTTTTTGTTATTTTTTATTCTTCATCTAATAAGGCATTTAAAGTTTTTGCTTTATTTAACATGTTGTCTCTGTTTTTTGAAGCTTCAAGTAATTCTCTAACTCTTGACGCTTCCCCATCCTTTTTATCTTCTTTTTGTTGAGAGTAACTTCTAGGCCCAACACTTTCACCCATATCTATTTGAATTCTAGCATTATCAAATCTGATATCTTTAAATATGATACCGTCTTTACCAAATCTAGATTTAAGGATAGCCATAGTTGCGGTACCCTCTTCTTTTTGGTCTAGAGATTTTGCTATCGATACGATAAAGTGACCAATTTGACCTTTCTTAATCGAACCACCCATTTGGTCCGCTTCAACCACTTCAGCTTTAATTGAGCTTCTATTACCTTGTACAGCAGTCCAACCAGCAATTTCAAATTCTGATAAAAGAGTTTCAAATTGACGCATTACACTACCCTCACCAGCGTTGATATCTGTAAATTTTTTAGATGGTTCCACACAATCTATGTAATCTAATAACACGATATCTGGTTTAAAACCTTGTGCTGTAAGTTTTCTAATATAATTTCTAATTATTGGAATTGTTGTCCCATCACTAGCAAATTTTTTAAGTACTAGTTTACCTTTTTTAGTTTTTAACTCAGCAACAATATCTCTAAGCAAGTCTTTGTGTGCTGATAACTCGTTTAATTCTAATCCTGACCAACACGCTAAGTGTTTTCTTTGGATAACTTTTGGGTTATCTTCAAAGAATATTTGTAAAACATTTTTACCTAACCCCATCGCTGTGTTGGCTATTTTTGTAATCATGGTTGTTTTACCAACACCGAAAGGTGCTAATATAACAGCCAACTCACCTTTGGATAAACCACCATCCATAACTTCGTCTAAACCTGAAATACCAGTTGGTATTGGGTTTCTAAAATCATCTAACAATACACTTTCCATGTTTTCTAAAACATCCATAGCATCGTCGCTTGTGTTTCCATATTCTAAAGCCTTTCTTAGGATTTGTTCGCACTCATCGTAGCCATCAATATCACCTCTATCTATAATGATAGTAATTTTATCTAAAGACTTTTTAAGTTCTTTTTGTTTACAAAATTTTAAAGCTGTTTTTTGAACATATTCACTGTCGTTTAAAGCGGATTCTTCAATTTTTCTAAGTTCTGAGATTAAACTTCTTCTAGCGTATTCTTCTGTTACGTTCTCTAAAAGACGGTATTCTAAAGCTTGTTTATCTATTATGATTTCAAACTCTTCTTTAGCCTCTTTTATTGTTTTCACAATAGCTTTTAAGTGTTGTTCTTGAAAATAATTTGGGTCAATTATCTCTATAATTGAATTTGCAAATTTTTGGTCTGTAAGCATTTGTAATATCAATTTATATTGATATTCTGCGCCTAAATACGAAAAATCTTGTTTTAATAGTTTTGCCATTTATATAGTTTTTGAAACTGTGTTATAATAAATATGGTAAAGTAGTATGGAACTACTACTTTACCAAAAATTCTTTTTGAGATTCTCTCCAAGCCTTTGTTTTAGCATCAAAAGTGTATTTCTTTTGAGTTAAATGACTTCTAATCTCACTCATTATTTCAGGTATAATTTCCCTAACATCAACAGCGTATCTGATTTTTGGCGGAAAATAATTCCCACTAAATTCAGTCTTACCGATTGTCTTTTCATCAACTTTGATTTCAAACTGAAAGTTATCTTTTCTTTCGAAAATACTCTTAGGGTTCTCATCATTTTGAAGTGAGTACGGGTTATAATTGTCCCATAAATAAGTTATGGATTTTTTTTGCAGGTATCTAGGAATTATACCTAAAGAACCATGGTCACAATTACTCATCCCACCAATAGATTCCATCAATTCTTTAATCTCTAAAGAATCAATTGACGATTCGTCAAAACCTATAATATTAAAATATCTTTGACAAATAATATTGTTATTGATATACAGTACGAATTGAAATCTCAATTCTTCATTTTTGTTATAGTCGCTCATTTTTTTAAAATATTAAATCTTCTCTTTGTTTTAGTTGTTTAAATGGTGATAGATAATCTTCATATCTATATTCACCAATAGTTATTCTTAACCCATCGTCGTTTATGTATTTGAAAACTTTTTGAATATCTCTATTAGGTTCATGTAAAGTACCTTCCATTAGATTTTGTAGTTCCTCAATACCGTCTTCGGTCATCATGGGTTGTTTTAGATTAACCAGAGTGTAATTTATTTCGTAGATATCATCTCCTTGGACTCCATCGGTTACTCGGTTAATAATGTTGTCAAGTGCGACAAGCGGTTTTTGTTTTTTTGTTTTTCTTTCTGTTTGTAGTTGTTCTGCTTTTGTTAAAATTTCGGTTAAACTTACTTTTCTTTCGGTCAATTCTGGGAAAATTTTGACCAATGTTTTGGTACCAACATTTTTAATACCTTTTATACTATCAGCTGTATCCCCAGTAATCAATTTGACTACCGCAGCATTTTGGTGGTTATAGCAAAAATACGAAGAAAAATTGGTTTTATCAACGTATTTTTTAAAATTTAAAAAATAAATTCTAACATTTTCGTCAACTAACTGAGCCATATCACTATCATTGGTACATATTGTGATTTTCTCATTTTCTTTTTTGTTTAAACAGTAATAAGCTATGAAATCATCGCTTTCAATAACTTCATGTTTTAATTGTCTAACATATAGTTCGTTTAAATACTCATAAACCCTAGCTCTTTGCGATAACTCAGATTCATCTATGGGTTGTGTACCATTTTCATAATCTTTGCCTCTACCGCTCTTATATGGCTTGTAAATTTCATATCTTAATTTACCACTAAAGTTACCATCCCAAAATACGTAAACTCTGTGATATAAATCTTCAGTTAACAACATCCTAAGAGTTGTCATGAATTGATATAAACCACCTATGTGGTGGCCGTGAATGTTGTAGGAGTCTTTGGCGCCGAAAAACCCTGTCTTAAACAGGGCGTTTCCGTCAACCAGTAGAGTGTGTTGTGTTTTTTTAATTATTTCACCATTTTTTGGTGGTCTTTTGTTCATTCTGAACTTTTTAAAGATTAATACTATTCTTTTTCGTATGCATTAGCATCCAAGTCTTCTTCTTTTATATCAAAATCTGAAAAATTAGTTCCTAACTTTGCATTAATAAAAGCGTTGTTTGCCTTTACGTAAGCATTTTTTTCGTCTGGGTTAACAAAACCGTGTGGTGTTGAACAGATACTTCCCATTCTTTCAATACCGTTAACATGATTTTTAACACATTCAATGTCAGTTCTAACACCAAAATTAAATGTTCTACCACCGTTAACAGCGTCTAATTTCTTAGCTGATGATGTTGATTTACCACCCATGTGGAATATCATTCTAACACCATATTTAAATCCTTCACCACCGTTGTGCATGATAGTAGGTTGACCAACAGCGTTGGGTCTTAACCAAATTTTTTGTACAGTAACAAATGTATTGATATAAGGTGCACCTTCTCTTCTAGATGCTGGTATTCTAAAATTTAAAATAGATTCAAATTCTCTTTTTAAAGCTCCAGCAGTCCATTGATTGTTGTTTGTGTTAGACACAGCACCTTGATAACAACCTATCGAGCCAATTGAATCCCAAAGGAACGTTATGTTGTGTGGAAACTCACCTTTTTCTTGTTTGTCTAATATTTCATTAATTAAACGAGCAATATCTTCAACAACTGGAATATATCTTTGTGGTGTTGTTTTCATCTTAGCATCTTTATAATCAAAATTTTGATATAAAGCTAATAAATCACTACCGCCAAAATACATGAAGTCTGGACCGTCATAATCAACAATTTCACCAGTTTCTTCGTCGGCAACTTCTTCAAATTTAAAACCAACTAATTTAGCGTGTTCCCAATTAAAACTACCTTCGGTATCGATAATGATACAATAATCACCTAATTTTTGAGCCCCAGCTAATGATTCGTAAATACCTGTTGATTTACCTACATCTGAAAAACCTCTAAATTGTGTGGTATACCCTCTTGGTACTCCAGGCAAACCAACCGCATCATGAAAAGCTTTTTTAAAAGGTATCCATGTTAATTCTTTTTCTTTAACAACTTGTGCCCCTAGACCTAAATCTTTTTTAAACGCTTTGTTATCAAATGTTTTTTTCTCAATTGGTTTTTTCTCTGGTTTTTTAGTCATTTTTTTTTTATTTTTTATTTTGTTATTTTAGAACAAAAAAGAGCCAATTTCTAAGCTCTTTTTGTTTGTTTAAACCTTCTTGTTATTAAAAAGGTAGAATTATTTTACCATTTTAGAAGGGCAAATCGTCATCTTCTTCTTCAGTGGCCATTGCTGGTACTGAATCTGTAGTTTGAGCTTGGATGTTAGATTTTACATTTTCTAAACCCATAGTTAATTCAGATTCCAAATTAGATTTGGTTTCACCCTCTTTAACTAATTCTTTGGCAACAAAACATTTTTCTTCTTTATCCCAAACTGGTGTATAACCTTTTACGATTATCTCTAAGTAATCATAGGTTCTTACAGAATAAACATCTTCCCAAGTTCTTTGGTCAATTAACCATTCATCAAGTTTTGTTTTGTCTTCAGACAAAGGTGTTGGGTCCAACGCTTGAATTCCAGATACAACTGGAATACCGTTTTGGTTTCTGTTAATTGTGATTGCGATATCACGACCAGTTTCTGGACTAGTTACATCTTTTTTCAAAGCTGCAATCATAGCATACAATTTGTCGTACACCCCTTCTTTTCTGTAATCATGATTAAATCTCCAAAATTTAACACCATCTGCTTCGTTGTCTCTATCGATTACTTTTACAACGTACATTAAACGTGCATTGTATTTTTTCGCCAATTCTTTGTCAGAGTCTTTACCAGTAGACAATAATTGTTCGCGAGCTTCGCAAAAAGGACAGGCCTCATTTTTTTCATGTTTAAGACATGGGAATGTTTTCCATTCACCGTCAACCATTACTTTATGACCATGCATTTCCACGAATGGACTACCGTTTTGAGATGGTAGGATTCTGATAATTTTAGTCCCAGACTTAATATTCTCAGGAATATACGTATTGAAGTAATTCTTCAAATCGTAAGTTTTGGCTTCTTGTTTTTCGTACTTAGGAGAACTATTCTTCTCGTACTGCGCTAACATAGCCTCTAAAGCATTCTTTTGTTCACTCATTTTTAAAATATATATATATTACGTTATTTACTAATTAAAAGTTACACAAATATACTAACAAAAAAATAAAAAGTCAAGTCTTTACTATTAAAAAAATAATGTTTATTTTTTAAACTTTTCGTGTTATTACACAGTATATTTAATCTTGTTTTACAAATATACTAATAAATTTTAAAGTTAACAAATTTTTATTTAAAAATTATTTAAAATAAAAAACCCCGAATAAATCGGGGTTTAATAATATTTTTTTTTTTATTAAATATCTTCTTCTTCATAACCTTGTTCTTCCGAAGGTTTATCAAAACTATTTTGTATTTGTGAATAACTATAATCGTCATCAATATCGTCTTTAGTTAATACGTATTCTTTTTCTTTGTCTTTATTACCCATAACATCATAAGCACCTTCTTTGTCAGACCAATAATCACTAAGTTTTATATTATAAGGAAAAGAACTTAAAGAACGCATTTCAAGTTTTTCAACTGGTGTTGGGTTTCTTTTCACAATCTCTTTTTCTAACCCTTCAATTTTGCTAGCAACTGAATCCATTTTAGCTAATTTAGCCTCTAAGTTAGCTAATTTACTCATTAATTCTTCTCCAGTGCTTTTAGACACTTTCATGGCTCTAATAGCAGCTTCTTTAGCTTCTTCAGCCCCTTTAACAATTGAAGTTACATCTACCTCAACTTCATCTTCAGCTGGCATAGGTTCCTCTATTGGCATTTCTTCTGCTGGCATAGGTTCCTCCGCTGGCATTTCTTCACCACCTTCTGGTGCTGGAATAGGTTCCTCCGCTGGCATTTCTTCACCACCTTCTGGTGCTGGCATTTCTTCTGCTCCAATATCTACTGGTGTATCATCCTCCATTTCACCTGCTTGGTCAAAACCTTCTGGGTCTTGTTCGTTGCCCACTACTGGTTCTTCTTCGGCTTCTTCTAATTCATTACCTAATTCATTACCTAATATAATAGGTTTTTGTGGGTTACCTGAAGGTGCTATCACATTTTCCTCAGGGTAAAAATCATATTCGGTCAATAGTTTAAAGCGTTTAGCTTCCTCTTTGATTAACTGTGGGTCAAACGTAATTTTTTTTCTCATTAGAATAATAATTGTCTACCGTCTTCTGTTATAATTTTTTTGTTGATTCTTTCTATAAGGCTTTTATCACCTTTGATAACACAAACACCTGAAGTACAATCCATGTCTTGGTTTTCAGTGTTTAAATATCCCTCTAAAGCTTTGTTCAAATCTTCAGCTTTTTTGTTTTGTTCTTTGTTGGTTTCCATAATGAAAATAATTTATAATATCTTATGTTTAGTTATAAATATCATAAAGTAATTAAAAAACTCGTTTTATATTAAAAATACAAAGTTCTTTATTATTAATCAAAATAAATTTATTTTGATATTCAACCCAATTTATTTTTATTTGTTTATTGTCTATATTTCCTATGGATTCTGGGTACTTTTCTTGTATCAATAAATTCAAAGCATTTATTGTATATAAAGCATCACCTTTTTTATGTATAATGACAGCGTTTGGAAATAAATTTTTTAGGTTGATTGGTTCTTCTGGGTTTATTGTTAATTTAAAAGTAAGAATATTTTTTGATTCATCATCAAGGTTTTTATAACAAAAAACTTTTTCCACGTTAAATTTTGTTTTTAGATAATCTAAAAACCAATCAACTCTTTCTGGAAATATAAATGAGGCTAATAATATTGTTTTATTCATTTTTTATAGAATACAAATAGGGTAAAAATCTGACTTGGTTTTCCATGTCTTCGATTATACTTTTATATTCTATAAATATGTCAGTATCCCGCAAAAACACTGAGCTTATGTTAATAATTTTATCTTTTATCTTTGAAGTATTTAAACGTAGATATTTTAATAATTTTAAATCAATACCAAAAATAAAATCATCACTATAAATATATATCATATCTTTGTGTTGATAAGTGATTTTATTAGGTGACGAATATATTTTTTTGAGTATTTTTAAAAAAGATTTTTTCTTGTATTGTATTGGGTCAACAAATATGTAGTTTATATTTTTTATCAATTCATGATATGCAAAGTGTTTAAACCATTCAATTTCAATGTTGTGTTTGTCTCTACTTTCAGTTCTTTTTGTTGTCCAATAAACGTTATCAGTTACTTTTATCTTACCAACATCATAGTTTGGAAAAATACTATCGGTTAAATCAAAACCAATAATTAATGTAGGCAACCCATGGATTATCTCGTCCATGGATTCAACCACATTAAAATCTTCTGAAACGTTGATTTGTGTTTTCGAAACTATATTGGCAAATTTCATATTGCAAATATACTAAATAAATTTTAATAAAAGTATTTTTAAACTAAAAAATTAGGTCCAGCTATTGGTTGACTATTAATTAAAGCAATACCAGCATATCTCCAATAGAACGCATTGTTTGTTTTGTCTGGTGTTCTTTGAACAACACCTTTAGCTTGTGAACTAGTTGGTGCATTAGCTAAAAACTCCGTTCTAGTACCGACAAAATCTAAAGAATTTTGACGATATTGAGTATTATTTATACCTTCAACTGAGTTATTTATGTATTCTTCGGCATTTATAGCTGATATATTTTTACTATTTCTTAAAGCAACAATCGAAGTAGCCTTACTATTAATTTTTTTCCAATCAGAAATATTTTTAAACGTAGGTTCATATTGTTTTGGTGCGGTAATGATTTCTTTAATAGAGTTACCATACGGTTTTCCTGGTGTGTTTAATCTATTGTAAATACTTTGCGCAACATCTGCCATACCTTGTTGGTTTTCTTTAAAGTTTTCAGCCGCACATATCGCAACCAAAGACCAATAATCTGCTGTTGGACCAACCACCGTTTTTTCATTTTCACCACCAGTGTTAAAATCAGCAACACCAATAATATTTTTCTTATTGTAGTATTTATTATTTGTTTTTAAAATTATTAAAATATAATCTTTAACATCTGAAGAATCTGTTATATAACCATCAAACAAACCTATTTTAAATGTTTTTATAGAATCACTTAAATTACCACCAACCAAAAACGCTGTGTTACCATCTATTTTATACAAAACATCACAGTGACTTGATGTATAAGCACCACTTCTAGGTTTACAAAAAAGACAACCAACTTCTGGTTTTATTTTTAATCCAGATTTTAATGGGAACGCTTCGTAACCATTAACACCTTTCATAGCAGATGATACATAACTATAATGTAATGTAGATTTCATAAAGTTAGGGTCACCAGCTAACATTACATACGAAATGAACACAGCACTCCATGGTTGTGCATTAGAACTATATTCTTGAGCACCAACTCCTGGTGTTTTATCAGCATATTTTTTCAATATAGTAACCGCATCTTTTTCGTCTAAAGTTCCGTTTTTCCAAGCAGTAATTTCATTTTCAGCTGTTTGAGTTAAAACTTTTGGATTTTGTAATGGTACACCTATTATGGTTTTATCACTAGGAATTGAACTCTTCAAATCAGAATAAAAATCAGTAACATAATTTTTACCTTCAGTTGCTCGAACATTAGACGCTTTAGATTTACCAGCAGTACTTAAATCTAAGGTTTCAATTAAACTCATATAGGCTTCAGCAATATCTATTATTGGTGATTCAATCGATTTTATTCTAGTACCAGTAAACCATGTTGACATGTAATTTGGTTTTATATTATGCCTTGTTTTAATAATCATATAAGCACCATGAAACATTGGTACGTTGTTTAATTGAAAATACATCATAGGTTGAATCATTGGGTTACCTAACATTTCAATTTCCGCGGAATAACTTCTAACCGCATATATGTTATACATATTTTGACCACCAATTGAAGGGTTATTTTCAAAACCTTTAGTTGATATATCTTGAACTATTTTTAAAGATTCTTCTGATTCGGTGAATTCACTTTGGTCCAATGTAATATCTTTAAAAATGTTTTGGTTTTGTTGTGAATAATTTACAACAAACACTGAAACTGGGTCTTCGTTATCGTTTAATGGTTCGGCATAATCTGAAGGTATTGACACATCTGGATTACCATCTTTGTCACATCTTATATCAAAACCATCATTTGGGTATTTACCTGATTTTAAATCTAATTTATTAGATTTTTGACCAGTATAAACACATACAAATGTTGGTCCACATGTGGTTATTGCTTCATCATAAGCAAATGGTGTAAACACTGATTGTAACATTTCGTCATCACGATAATTAATAAATGTTGGTAACGCTAAAAATTCAAATTTATTATCACTTAATAACCCACTTATCACACCAGTTGCTGATGTATTTGGAAAATCTGATATAGTTTCACCTAAGGGTGTTGGGTCAATATATAATTCATTACCAATATCTTTAAATGACCTAGTTACAAACCTAAAACTATCTATAAGTCTAGGGGAACTTGAAAGGGGGTTATATTTTTTAGCCATAGCAGCATCAATTTTTTTTCTATTGCTACCATCTCTATTATTATCACCACATTGAAATATGATATTACTTTCATCTGTTATACCACCAAGCCATTTATCATAGATATTTTTACAATGTCTATAAAGCATTAGTTTTACATCATCTTTATTGTTTGTGCCAAATACTTGATTTATTTCATTTTCCACTTGATTGGTTAATGTTAAACCACTAACCGCGTTGGATATAACAGATATATATGTTTCGTAATATTCTTTAAAAAAACCTTCAGAAATACCGATAGGTCTACGTAATAAATCTAAATCTTCACCACTATTAATATCACCATCACCTCTAACATTAATTCTGTCTTTACCAAGCCATATACCGTAACCAGTGTTTGCTATTATAATTTCTTCATCAAACGCTTTAATTAGAGCTTTACCAACATCAGAACCACCGTTTAATTCTAATAAAAACTGATGTTTATCTACTTCACTAAAACTAGCACCTTCTGCTAGGGTTGTTATTATGTTATAATTGTCGTAATTTATTAAGTTATCAATTATTTTATCGCTATAAAAATTATAGTTATTATTTGTCCCATCATACCCTAAAAAACCAGTTTGACCATTTGGTGTAGTTTCTGTGGTTTTATATCTCATTCTATCTAAAAAACCACAAAACTCAGTTGGTGTTTGGTTGGTTATTTCTAAACCATTATATATAGTTTCCCAAGAAACATAAACACTGGTTCCGTTTACAAAATCAAAAAAAACTTTTTGAAACTCATTTTTAACTTGTTCTGGTAACGCTCTAATAACAGAGTCGTTTTCAATTATAATGTTTTCATCTATAATTCTAGGAAAATAATAACCAGGTGCTGGTGCTTTAAATGATGAAGCATTTACCCCACATGTTTTTTTCCATATAACTGGGTCTTTGATTCCACGACCACCACCTACAATTTTACCATCGACAATAATAGGGTCTTCTTCAGATAACCACCATAACACGGCACCCACATAAGCAACCCAAAATCTTGGTGCGTGAACAAACCCACCTTTAATATCGAATAAATGTTTTATTTCTAAACTACCAAAAGGGTCATAATTATCATAAGATATATTAAACGGTAATGTGTTTAAAAACAAAAGAGCTTTAGCATATTTTTCAACATTAAGTTTTCTTAGGTTATCATTATAAGTACATTCAGCATTTTTTTGTAAATAGTACCACTTACTACCAAATAAACTAAAACCAGTGGCCAAACCACCAATTTTAAAAGTTTGAACGATACTCGTTAATTGTTGAATATAAGGGTATGATATATTGTTTGGTGCTGTGTTTATATCTATTGCTTTAAACCTACTAGACCCAACACTTTCATGAATTAACCTACCATTTTTTTTAGTTTTCATAAATTCTGAATAATCATTAGGTGTCGGTATTAAGGTGTTTCGTTTCCAAACACCATCGAACACACTATTATTATTTTTAAATCCGTTTATTGACGCTGATTGTGCTCTAGAATCAGCCAACCCATTTCTATTTTTACTATCGTTTCTATAAAAAATGTACATAGCTGGAGTGTTTTCTGGAGCATTTTCTGGCCCAAAAGTTATTTTACCAAAATCTTGAATACCGAATATACCACCAAAAGAATTAAACCCAGCGTTAGCTATATTACCTGTTGATAAGTTTATTAAATCTATCACACTATTTGTGTCGATAGATGTGTCTACTAAAGTTAAATCTGTCGCATATTCAACGTTGGTAAACATTTTAACATATATACCATAATCTTCTTGTTTCGTTAATTCGTTTACTGTTTTAGTGTAATTAACACCCGAATTATAATTTGTTAAAAATAAAATACCATCATCTACCATATTAGAAAGAGTGTTGGGTATTCTAGGGTTACCTAAAGCTATTGGTACGTAGTCATTTAAATCTGAATTTATTGGTAGAACTTTAGTTTCTGTTTTTTCACCGTTACTAAAAAAATAATCATAGTAATATTTTTTATCGGTTGCATCATAAAACATTAATTTTGAATCAACACCATTTATAGTACCAAAAGTTTTAACTAAATCATCTATTTTTAAATTTTTTAACGAAACCTTTAAAGTTGGGTTAATTATCGCTGATAACATAGTGTTTGCCTCTAAAATAGCCATTTTTCGTATATCACCATTTTCACCTCTTGACATGTATAGTGGGTTGTTAGTATATGATAGATATATCATACCTCTAATTATCATTAAACGTTTTACTTGTTCGATATTTTGTAGTTCTTTTACAGCGTATGGGTTACCAGCTTTATCGTTAAATAATTTAGTGTCTAAAGGGTTAACTGGAAAAAATAAAGTCCCACTACCAGCGTTAAGCAAATCTAAACTTTGTTCTAACCTGCTTGCCGTTAAAAACGCTTGTAATAAATCGTCAATAAATTCTAATTCAGGTATATCACTTATTCTATTTTTTAAAATAGTGTTTGCGCCTAAGTATTTGTCACTATAATTATTTGATTGAGTTTCTTTTTCACTATAAGCTGGCCATGGATAGAAATTAGGGTCGTCTTTGTTATAATCACTACCTTCTTTTTTACCACTAAAAACAGTTGTAAACAATTCTTTTCTAACTTGATTTAATTCAGCTTTTCTAGAAACCTCATAAACCGTTTCCATAAAAACTTCAATTAAACATGTGAAAACTTCAATCATATTCCTAACTGTTGGGTTAAACCCTAAAGTTTCTGTAATTGAGTTTTTAATTTCGTTAGCTAAGTATTTATTTGTGTCGTTTAACGTTTTTTCAATCAACTCCCTTTGGTCTTTTATTAGTTTAAATCTAGACCTTAAATCCATTAACCTAAACACATAATCTGAGGCAATTGCTGTAAAATTAGTATTTAAATAATTTAATAAGTCTTTTTTAAAACTTTCTAAAGCTGCTATGTCTTTTAATTTAGAATCTTCAACTATTGTTAGCGTGCTTTCTGGTTCCAATAATTTTTTAGTTAAATCATTTAAAATTATTGGGGTCGCTAAATCAATTTCATTTATTTTTGCACCACCTATATTTAAATTATTATATTGTACTATTAATTCTTTTATCGTTTTATCAAAATCATTATATTTTTCTTGTCGTTCTGCGGAAAAAGAAAGATTTTCCATAATAACAAAATCATATATGGTTATAGTTGTTGTTGTTTCGTCTTTAGTTGTTGTGTATTCAAGACCAAAGCTATTTATCGCCGCTTCTAAATTATTTAATATTTCTAGAGCTTCTTTAAACGAATTTATATCTTTAGCTTCCTCTGATTTTAACGCAGCTTTTTTAATTGATTCTGGAATTAAAGAAATCTTATTCTTTAATTCCACCAAATTTAAAATTTTTGGGTCTTTATTTTCATTATATTTTTTAAATTTATCACCACCAATTTTTGTAAAAGGTATAGCTTTTAATACACCTATAAGCATATCAGATAACATAGCGTAAGTATAACCAATAAATTCACAACTTATTTCAAAATTACCTGTTTGTGAATTAAATTTAGAGTTAAATTTTAACATATGTAAACAATAAGTTACTGGTAAACCATAATACCCTTTGATTTCTAATTCAAACAACGGATATGGAAACTCAAAAAAAGTAGCGTATTTATTTCCTGAGTCATTTAATAACTCTTCTTCATTTTGAAAAATAGAAGAACCTCTAACATCTATAAAATCTATTTTAATCATCGGAGTGTAAGATGAATTAAAATCTATATCTATATTAGTAATACCAAAAGTCTCAGGGTTAAAAGTATCGGTTTCAAAAGATGTCGTTAATTCAGTAAATTTTGTTGTTAAAACTTTTTTACCGTTTATATCAGAACCTTCAATAAAATTTATTGTAGCGCCTTGTTGTTCTTTTACAGTTGATTGATTTTTATCACTATCATTTGTTATAGATGTTCTACCTCTTTTTTTTGTTGTTAACTTAACTGATATCGTTAAATCCTCTAATCTAACTGGAATGTTTCTAGATGAATCTGTTTCACCATAGAAGGCGTTTGGGTCTATAATTTTAGTTCTAGAACCATTATTACCTCCTATTTTTTCACCTAACCTACACCCAATTCTGTTTTGATTTGTATTATCCATACAATTGTTTATATCTTGTAACTTGTGTTATATAACGACTAACAGCTTCACTAAAAGGATATGGTACCCTAATAAGTGCTCCATCTGGTATATTAAACTCTAACCCACCAAATTGTGGGTTAGCTTGCATAATTAACCATCCGCTGTATGGGTTATTATAATAATCATTACTTATTATGTCAAGTCTACTTTGTCCTTTTTTATAAACAACTGACTTATCATTACTGGATTGTGGTATTATTATACCAGCTACAGGTTCTATTTCTGAACCAACTCTGAATGGTTTATACCTATCGTAATACTGTGCCATGTTTTATAGTTTTATATTTATTTTATATAGTTCATTACCGTCTTTAATCAACGATACATAGAAATTTTCTTTAAGTAAATTATCTTTTATACCCTGTTCAGCGTCGCTAATCCCTTCACCTTTTATTGGTACAACAAATTTAGAATCATCTGAAAAATCGTTTAACGTGAAAAATTTAACAAATTTATCTTTTGTCATAAAATTTTCGTACATTTCGTTTGAGTTGACATCTTTAACTTTAATTTTATAGTTTCCATAACCGCTTTCTAGTTTTTCAACAGCTTCTTCAGCACCACCTTCCAATTCTGGCAAATATGTTAATTTAATAGGTAATAACCAATTACTATCAGTTTTAACTATATTAGCTTGGTCACATGTCATATTTGTTATTATAATATATGTTGAACCTGTGCTTGGTGGTTCATCAGTTATATTGTCAATACCAAAGTTTACAAATTCTTCTTCACTTATCTGGTCAATAGATAAAGCCTCTGATGCTAAAATTTCTTCACTAATGATTTTTTCTTCTATATTATCAAGATAATTTAAATTACCATCAGCAATATGGTAACCAAATTCTGAAGTTTCAACACCGTCCTTTACAGTTACGGTCGCATACATATCTTTAGAGATATAATCAGCTCTAGGGTCGTAAACATGTGTATTGGCAAAATAGTTAAAAGATAACGCATTTTGTAATTTATTTATTGGCCCCATAAGACTTGAACCGCCTAGGAAACTAAACGACATATCAACGTTAGCAATCATTGGTTGGACACCAATACCTTCTGGGTTAAGGTCCCAAACCAAAGGCTCATAACTAATATTAACACTATCTATAGCAATTTTGGTGTTATAAAAATCACCGATTCTAAGAATACATATAGGTGGTCTACCAAACGCTAAATTATTTGCACCTTGTTTTTCTAAGGTAGGTCCTTGTCTAGTACATTGTAACAAGAAAGTAAGCCTTGAATTCAAACCTTCAGGTGTTGTTGAATGGAAAGCTGGGTGAAAATATCTAATTTTTTCTCTAATAGAATCAAACACAAATTTATTACCAGGTATAACATCACCGTTTTCATCTTCATAATCAGATACCATTCTTTCAAAATAATCACATTCAGAGTAAAATTTATTGGTAATTTCTTTACGAATTCTAACATTTTCTCCAGTATTAAATGGTGGTTTATCAAAAGGTAATAAACTTTTTTCTTTTTCGGCTTTTAATGTGGAATCAAAAGTAACACTAATTTCAACCCTTCTAGCTATTTTACACGCATCAAAATCAACTGGAGGGTTAGGGTTTTCACTTGATTCAACAATACAACCTGGTGTGTCGCTTTCTTTTAAGGCTACAGCGTCCAACAATTTAAACCTTTTTTCAAGTACATCTTTACTAACACCTAATTGTCCACCCCATTCTTCGATTAATTTTTCTCTTAAAAGTTTAGCTCTTTCTTCAGCTAATTTTGTATTTGAATTTGGGTTACCTTGAGGACTTGCAAAACCTTTAAAGTTAACAACAGCCCAAGGGTATTCTTTTAAAAAAGTAACCATGTCATCACCATATGCTGAGTCGTTAAAACCAAATGCCGCGTTTTCTTTGTTAATAACAAATGTTGGAAAATCTGCTGTACTATTTCTGCCAGAGTTCAACCCATAGTCGAATCTATCTGGCCATTCAACAGTTTTACCATTAACATCTTTTTGTGTTACGTCAGCTTTAATTAAAAATAATCCACAAAGAAAACCGTTAGGGTTTTGTTCATAATCAATATTACTACCATCACCACATTTTGCATCTTCATACTCAGGATTATATATTTTAACGTCATTTGGATAATAAACGCTCATGGTGTCTGGTGTAGGTGGGTTTTTAGGTTCTTGTTTTATTTGTGGCTTTTCTATTATTCTTGGTTTAATCTCTTCTAATTGTGTTTTAGTTAATTTATCAGACCATCTTTTATCAATATCAACACAACCAGCAAAAAATGAAGCAATATAATTATCGTCTGGTGAACCACTGGCGTTTTTTCTAGCATTAAAAGCATTAAAATAACTTGGGTGGTCTACAATTATTTTAAAAGATAATTGACCTGTTCTTTTTGTATTATTGTATGTATAAATTGGTTCTCCTCTACCTATAAAATTGGTTTCTTCCCAATTAACAGAATTATTTTCACTAAATTGTATATCATATGGTGGGAACCACATAATTCTACCTTTTTCCCCTGAAACTAAATCACCTGGACCTATTTCACAAGGTGCTAAAGCTAAAAGGTTGTCTTTCCACGCAAGGTTTTCAATACTAAACATAAATTTCTTTGGGTCGTCTGGTGAATCATCAGAATATGGTCCTATTTTAACAAAAGGTCCATCCAACACACTTCCTTTTGTTCTAAATCTATAAGGTGCAAGCTTATCATTATATAGTGGTTTATTTCTTATTAGTTTAGAAATAGAGTCATATCTATCAAGTGTTGTCCAACTTCTACAGTATGTTTCATCAGCTGTTTTATTTTTTTCACCTTTCCAAACACCAGATTCTAAATCAAACATATTTTTAGACATCACAGCACTACCTTTAGAAAAACCGTAACCATTAGCTGTTTGTGTTTGTGTTGAAGTTTTATCCATATCTCCCTTAACACTAACGATAGTTTTCATACCTTTATTGTTAAATAATTTTTGAGTTTTAACCAATAAAGATTTTTTATCACCTAATAATTGTCTATCACTACCATCACCAACTGCGTTGACCAAATCACCAAATGGTTCAGAAACCCAAGAAAATGTAACGTCACTAGGTTGTCTATTGCTGTAATCTTTAAACAAAGCGCTAGAAGCTAAGGTTGGGTCAAAGAAGTCAGCGTTTTCCGTTTCTGCCTCTCTATTGTAACTAATACTTGGTATTACATCACCTATATTACCAAGTATTTTATTTATATCACCATTAGATGTACCTTCACCACTACTAAAATAATAAGCATATATTTTAGGGTTACTCATTGGCTCACCATCTTTATCAACAAAAGCTGGTGCGTAACCACTTCTAAACGAATTTAAAGTTTCTGAATTTACAGATAGGTTTAAAAGCATGCTATTTATAAGTGATTTTACTTGACCTTTACCTGTATTTTCAATCATAGCATTGGCTCTATCTATATTACCAATATCCCCATTTTCAGATTGAAAAATTGAACCAGATTCATCCAAATAACTTCTTGGAATTTGAAAACCTAAAACTCTTGTAATACCATTAAGGATTTGACCACCCGTTGATTTTGGTACTGTAATTTTATAACTAGGTCTAAAACCAGCTAACTCCCCATCTTTAATAAGCGAATAAATATTTTCTTTTAAATTTAAAGCACCTAATATATCTTGTTGAACATTGAATGCAGCATTGTTTGCCAACGCCAACGCTAATTGTTGTGCACCTATATTACCTAACTTAGTGTCTTTGATAAAACCAGCACCACCCAACACTCGACCCAATAGAGACGATTTAAAGTCAAAATTTGGTATAACTGAACCTCCAGCACCCAAACCAACGCCTTGACCGTTTAAAACGCTTCCTATTACGTTTATCGCTTGGTCTCCAGCAGTACCTCCTTGATTCAATCCACCAAACACGTCAACATAGTTTCCTAATTGTTGAGAAATATTTAATGGGTTCAAGGTTATAAAATCAGCAACATCTATTTGACTTCCATAATCTAAATATAAATTCCTAGTTACATTATCAATTCTGTATTGAGCAATTTCTGATTTTCCTTTAATACCATATTGTTCAACTTGTGTGTTAGCACCTGTTGGATATTGTGTATTTGTTGGCCAAATAGCCCCAACAAACTCTGGATTTGATAATGCGGGAATATAATCAATTTCTTCTAATATATTGGAAACGTTTGGGTCGTTTTGAAATGTATTATAAATAACATTTAAGTCTTTCCATATAATACCATTGGTCTCCAAAGGTAAACCAATTGGTATAAGGATATTTCCAGTACCAACAGTTGTATCTAAAACTGGTTCACCAATTCTAGGTGAACCGTTTATGTTTGTTGCTATTTGTGGGTATTGTGGTGATAAATTTAAGTTTAATAAAAAGTCTCTAATTCCACCACCAACAGTTACACTGTTAATAGTATTTTTTGATGTAGGTGTTGGATAACCTGAGTTGTAGAAAATTGGCATAATATTTCTTTTATATATAAATATTAAACTACCAAAAAAATTATAAAAATAAATGGTTGAAGTTGTTATAAAACAAAAAAAGACACTATTAGTGCCAATTTTTATTTATTATTATTATAATTTATATTTTATTTATTATTAATATATTTTATTTATTATTATTTTATAATTTTATAATTTTATATATACAAAAATACGGTTTTTTTTCCACAAAGTCAAGTTTTTATAAAAATAATTTATAAGTTATTGAAAATCAATTAATTATTTTTTATTAACCTTTATGCTTACCACCATTATCATTTTTTTCTAATTGAGATTGGACAATCCTGGTAATTGATGCTCTAAATTCTTGACTTTTAATTAATTCTTGACCAATATTTGAACCATCTGGTAAAGTAACTTTTATTTCTCCAGATATCTTTAATTCT